CAATAATCCCCATAAACCAGCAAATGCAGGTTTATAATAGAAATCCGACCATTGAAATTCCATATATAAAAAAGGAGGATTCCCCTTTTTTTTAGAACAAAAGAGGCCTTCACAATGGAAGACCTCTGAAAAAAACTCCAAAAAGTGGTGTCAAACAACAAATCAGAGTGTTACCGATAATAATTCTTTCGCAAATGAATGAAGTCCGCTGCAAATACGTTCCGCCTGTTGTCTGCGAGGTATAGAACGATGATTCAAGTAATTAGAAAGCTGCTTTTGATTGATACCTGTAATCTTCTCCATACCAGCTAAAGAAAGGAACTTTGAATAATATTCCAAGAAACTCGCTACGTCCAACTTAAATTCAATTTCATACTCGCCTTTGATTTGCTCCGGCCATTGTTCTACAGGTAAATTCTTCTTAATCAATCTAATCGCCTCATGAATATCATCCTTTACAGCCTGTATGCTGTCACCCGCGCCATAGATACCGTCACAATTATCCGAATATCCGTCGTAAAAATCCTTGCTTTTCTCAATCACTACAATAATTTTTTCCATAATCCTACCCTTTCTTTTTTAGAAAGTACGGGAATCAAAGCCCGTACTTCTTGATTAATTTATTAGCTAACCCCTTCCCCATTTCTTTAGCCCCATGAAAAGGAACGGGCTCCGTTAATTCACCTTTTTCATTCCTATAAAAGTAATGGCTTCCTTCCGCATGGTCGAACTTCCATCCCTTCTTAATGAACATCCGGTGTAATTCTGTACTTTTCATTATCTTATGATTTATTGTTTGACCTTACAAAGGTAGCAAAATTACCACTATTCGCAAATAAACAATAGCAAAATTACCATTATTTAACCCCTCCGTGGTAGAAGGAACGGAAAAATCTCTCATAAATACTGCTCTGCCCGGTCTTCCATTGCCAAGACAATAGCCTGCGTTGTTGCGGGGAATGGAAGACGGGGCGTTTTCACCCGGTTACGGGATTATAATCCGGTAACCTCTGCGTGAACGCAAAAAAAACAAACAGAAAGCACCGCTTTCTACCGCTAAAACGCGAAAAATCCGTGTGGCAAAAATTCGGCTTGATTGTACCCAAGTACATTCATCAAGACGGGTTTGCCACACGGATTTTTCGCGCGCCTGGTTCTTCGTCAGGCGGAATCTCCCATCAAACAGGACGTTTTTTGGACTAAAAATGTCCTTCCAAAAACATCATACCGCTGAAAATCAAAAAGAAATCCCATCCCTGCGATAATTATCGGAGGGATGTAACAGCTTGCTGCCCGAGCCGCGCCGTCGTCCCGTTGCGGTCGCAAGTGCCGCTTTGAGTCGGAAATATGATAAATTTTTATTACAAAACAGCTAAAATCCGTTAAAAATTCGCTATTCCTTACAAATATTGTAAAATATTTTAAATTTCGCCCTAAAACAGCCCCTGCCGCCCCCTCACGCATCAAATTCCACCCCTTACGATACCCTTCATATAAAAAGCCCTGCCATCCTCACGGATAACAGAGCCAACCCAACAGTAAAGAAAAAAATGAATCAAACCACAGAGGCAGCGGATGAGCTTCGTCCCCTATCCCATACACGCACAAACTCTTTTCGCATGGTGAAGTACTTCAGGGCATCCGTCAGGTTTGTAGACTCTTTAGGTAGCCTGTGCGTAGGTAACTTGTCTCCGGTCTTGAGCTTCACGGTAATGCTCGTACCCGTCTTTTCATTGCTCTTGATGGCTGTACCCGTTACCTCCATCTCAGACTTGAGGTTCGGGCAATTGTACTGGTCAATCAACAGAGTGAAAAGGTTGCGTGCCAGGTTGCCACTGAGCAAGTCCATGAAGAACCGATATTCCATATTGCTACCAATATTCCCCTGCCCCAAAGACATGAGCTGTACCTGCCACCCCGTACGCTTGCCTTCAGCATCAAACTCAATATTCTTCTTGATCTGTGTCGCCATATCAGCAGACACCTTCTTATAATTATTCATTGACCGATCATAATACAGCTTCAGTATCTTACGCTTGTGCGGGCGAAAGTAATAAAGAAACTGGTCTGCCAGCTCACGCACGCTATTAGGCGGAAGCGTATACAGTTCCTTCAGTATGCGCATTACATTGCCATTACGTTGACCGAATACCATAGACAGCATATTGCCGGAGTCCATACCTGCCTCCAATGGTTTATTCTTATCCAGATACCGGAGAACGGAGCAATCCGGATTCCAGCCGAACTCATGTTGCTCGATCACGTCATTCAGAAAGCCATCCGCATAGAAATGCTTCATTGCCAGGTTGCAATAAAACATCTGGCTGGCCTCCAATTTCGGAATAACGGAAAGCACATTGCAAAGAAGACCTTCCAGCCCTTCAGCAAATTCATCGCTGAACCAATCTTCTCCTAATACATCGGCATTCACATACGAGGAAGAAATGAAGAAAAACGATGTGCCCCGGCGTGTCTTGATCCAGCGTTCTTCCCACCGCTTCATATTCTTTCCGGCAAGTTGCATCGAGCGTTCAGCAGCATCCAGTTTCGAGGCTAAAGATGCATCAGAACGATAGGCAGCTTTCAATTCCTTGTACTTCTGCAAACAGGCTACATATTCTTTTTTCGTCTCATTGTAGACAAATCCAGCCCGCAGCATCAGCAATATTTTTTGCTTGTCATTCTGTTTGGCCAACTTCAATATCCAATCATACTCACCAAGATGGTTCGGATTCGGCATATCCGTTGTCAGTGTACGGCTACGATACCAAACGCTATCGCCATATTTTACGCGGAAGCCACGAACCGCCTTCAACAAGTTCGTGAACTTCTCTTCCGGAAAATACTTCACCTCGTCACCGAAGACACCGACATAGGAACGCCCGGCACCGATTGACGGCCTGTCAAGCGAGATAAAGGTAAAGTTAAAGCCGGTATAGAATACCATCGTATTGCGCCAGTCCGTACATACGTTGTACATACGATCTTTCCACTCCTGCGGTGGTTCCTGGTTAATGACATAGTGTATGCCCATTTCCCACCCCAACATAGAAAGCCCGTCGATGAGAGACGGGATCACATTCTTATGCAAATCGGAATAGGTATCCGCAACCCAGGCGAACGGTGCACCCTGACAATCCAAAGCTACTTCCTGCACACGTTCGGCCAACACCTGTACAGTCTTTGCAGAAGCACGCCCGGCAATCCAATACAGGGACCAGGGCATCATTATAGCTATGAGCTGCGCCATCCAGTTGGAAAAGCGTACTTCGACCTCATCCGATATCTTTAGTTTTTTCTTCCTGGTCATTCAGCATCTCCTCAAAATCAATATCCACAATATTAGCATCTCTCTTCAGGCGGACTTTCTCTCTCTCCGGAAGGTCAACAGAATCTATCTGCGCAGCAAGTATCTGACGGTTCGCCGCATCCAGTCCCACCGCTTCCGGATTAAGGTCGTATATCTTGATGGGCTTTTCGTCTATCTCTTTCGGTTTGACCGGATCAGGCTTATCCAGTTGTTTGATTTTAGCCGCCTGTATGTTGAGATTGCCGTACACCTCCATATCCTTGGAACTGACCGCATTTTGCAAAACGACCTGAGCAGCTTTCATCAGGTTGTCATACATGAGATTACGGTGCGCATTGTTCTCAATGGTATCATTGAGGTAAAACAGGTTAATCGCCTCACTGTACATCTTCCTGGCACGCATCCGCTCGACGTTGAACGGCTCGTGCATCAGGAAGGCAACAGCATTATCCTTGCCGTACTTCCGGTTAATGCCGACAAGTGCATAGAGGGCATTGTAGTAGTCCAGTTCATCAGCCGTCAGCTCCATAGTGCAACCGGACGCTATGTAGTCCTGCAATGTGTCAAAGTAAGATTTATCGAACATCAGCCTATATCATCAAAGAAAACCTTGTTTATGGAATTGCGATATCCCGTCGCCTGGCGGAATTTATCAAACCGTTGCGCCTGGGTCACATTGTCTCCGGTTTCGGCACTGGCAGACATTGCCAGCCCTTCCTTAGCCCGCTGTACAAGCTCGCCACGTTCGTAGTGAAACTTCAACGGAGAGCCAACCAGGTTAAAGTACCATAGAAAATCATTCACGGGGATATTATAATACATGGCGATTTGCTTCGGCTCATAGCCGATGCCTGCCAGGTGCTCGAACTCATCCATATCAATCCGGTCATACCATGGCGGGTCTTTACGCCATTTGACCAATTCGTCCGCTACGAAACTCATACACTTCTTTGTTTTTTAAAAAAACATATTGTTCTTCCATCGCATTCTCACCATAATTGCCTGAACCTTCGACCACGAAGAAACCTGTGGACGTGTCCAGGCAGGTTATTTTTTTGTGGCTCCAGGCGAATGATAATTCAATCACTCCATCCTGATGGAGCTGTACCAACCGTTCAAAAATCTTCGGCATACGGAATTTTATCGTTTCCGAGATGTGGAGATGAATGCTGCCTATCAATTCCTTTTCGCGCCATCTCAACAAAGCGTTTATAATGCGCTCATTGGTGGAATACGTGGCGATATAGAGATGATTAACCCGTCCGGCATACCTTATCAAGTAAACGATAAAAGTAAAGGCTGTGAAGCTCTTTTGCGTTTCTATAAAAAAAGCCTCGTTATCGCCGGGCAGACGCCCGCATAATTCCTTCAGACTATTCAGTTTGAAAGTCAGCATGGTTTCAAACCGTCTGGAGAACAGGCGGGAATCTGTCATTTCCTGCCTGAGTTCCTTCAGGCTGAAGTAATAGCTCATTCCAATAGGCGATTAATATCATTCAGTTCTTTCTCATAACCAGCTAACCTCTCCCGCCGTATCGGGTCCAAGTGCGGTTTATCTCCCTTCGCTATCTCTGATTTGACGCGCCAAATGTTGTTTTCAACCTGGCGCTGGCGACGGATCAGTTCCTTGACCGGTAACTGAAGAAGCTCGCTTCTCCGGCGAAACTCCGCGAATGCAGGATGTTTCCCCAGCAGAGAATGATGTACCTTGTAATAGTTCAACTCTTCCCATATCATACGGTTCTCAATGTAGTTATCTATCAAATCCCGGCTGACATCCGCACATTGCTTCAGCGAAGTACAATCCCTAAGTTGTGCGTGTAACCGCACATAGGCATGATATTTATTGAACTTGCGGGAAGCAAGCGTTTCCAGTTCTATGGGGCAGTCCGGATCATTCAGGAAAGCGAACTCTTCACGGAAAGAATTCGGTTCTTTCCGTGAAGACAGCTCCGGCAGTGCTCTTCATTCTTCGAAGATGGACGGTTCCGGAAACATCTGTTCCAAGAACTTTTCTAACCAGGCAGAATGTCCGGTAACGGTATTGTTCAGGAACACTTTTTTCTGGAGAAGTTCTTTTGCTTTCTGTTCGTTCGGATTCCGGGATACAATAGGCAGTAAGAATTGGTCTGTTTCCCAATCCAAGACAACAGGATATGCCGGGAAAGGCTGGAAATTGAAATAGAGAGATGAAAACAACACTCCCGATTCTGCTTCCGGGAAACGTTCCAGCATATCCTTCAGTCTAAACTTCTCAAATAAAACCGGTGTATGAGTACCATAATTCAGTTTAGGTAATCCGAATTTATCCAGCAGCATAACGGTACGGCTCATATTCTCGGCATACGTACCTTTGAATTTTTCCGGCTTCAGTTCACCCAAAACCTTTGGTATCTCTATATGCGCCAATGATACCCGATTAACCAGGTAGATGTCATCATTCGTCCAAATGAAACTCTCTGTCACTTCAGGCGATTCAATGGCCAACTTCAATTTCTCCATGGTATCAATCTGCGGATTATCAGATGTACGCTGATGTTCAATGACAGTCACTTCTTCACTGAACCAATCTTCGCGATCACCGATAATCACCAGATTGGCAGGAAAGCGAGCATTGTTATACCAGGAACGAAGGGCGAAAATCAATTCTCTGCCTTGAGCAAATTCTTTGCAATAAGGAATTACCACCGTTGTGTGATCCTGGGCTTTTTTCTCCAGTACTGGCGATTCATCAGCAAGGGCATCACTTACCTGTACTGATCCGGATTCATTCACCTGTATTTTCACAGTTTCTACTGTTTCCACTTCTTTCACGTCTTTAGATTTAGACGATGTTTTTTTTGTTGTCATAGCTTTAATTTTTTAAAAAGAGACGTATGCCAAAGCACACGCCTCTCACCACATAACCTATCCAAAACCAAATCACAATCCACTACCACCGGAACCGGCAGTCAAGCCCAGAACTGCATTGATTTCTGCATTATCAGTTGCAGGAATCAAAGACTTTTCGATGCGCCCGATAGTAGCACCGCGCAATGAAGCTGCAAGATTGATCGTATTCTTTGCACCTTCTTTGCTGTCCTGGCTGTCAGCCTTAGACATCTTCAACGGGGTGCATGGTGTACCTGCTATCTTAGCATCATCACCGGAACAATCCATAACGATGGCTCCCATGTCCTCATTAATATTGTTGTTAACAAACTCATCCAATTCAATACCTGCGCCTGGATGCTCAAAATCTACATGAGGTATAAAACCACGTGCATCATCTTCCCCCTCACTTGTATGATAGATGTTGATGGTGGAGTCTGTTGCATAAACAGCAATAGGCTTTTTGCCTGTTGCCATATTGAACTTGGTTACACGCACCCCTTTCTCATCACGCTCGTGTTCAGCTACATCTTTCCAGAGAAAGAGAATGATAAACGACTTTTTACCCTTCGGGCGACCGGCATTCGATGACTTCTTAGGCACCGATACCATTTTATATGCTTCATCAGCCATAATTAACCTCCTTAATTTTTAGATTAAAGACCTCCACTTTGCGAATCGGAAGAACTTCCCGATTCTTCTGATCCCGGTGCAAGTTTATTAACTAATTCTGTCGGCAAATAAGCAAAAATCGCTTCTGCCAACCAGAATCCCACACCTTCACGCCATTCTCCGTAAATC